ATGATCACCTGAAAATCCATGTCATGGGGCTCGTCCTCGGATCGAGCCTCGACGATGAACATGATTATGAAGAGAACCAGGACCGACCACAAATAGAATTCAATCATCGCTCATCCTCCAGCCGTTAAGCTCCCTGGCACGGTAAAGGGCTTCCTTGCTCAACTGACCGAGAACCATCCGCTCTGGCTTCCCCGCCACGATCTCTCCGAAATCAACGGTCTGACCAGTCCGCATATTGATCTCGACACCAGCAAAGACACGCACCCAGTCGCTCCGGACGTCGTCAGTCATCGTCTACTCCTTATCATAGAACTTAGGAGTAGGAGCACCACCCTTAAAGCTGAACCCAACAGGTTCAGTAAGCATTACCTCCATCTTACTCCCACAAACGTCACAGCGCTTAGGCTTATCCTTCACGCTCTGGATCACATCCTTGTCAATCTCATCACACTCTGGACATTTGAAATCATAAAGAGGCATCTTAAATCCTTTCAGTAATCTTAACGTACAATGCCATGATAGCAAACAGAGGCCAAAACGCGCAACAGAATACTGTTTCTTCTGCTGTCATCCTTTCCTCTTCAAGTAGTTTGCCATCATTCCCAACGCCAATTAAGACAGCAACAATAATAAACCCAAACATATACAAGATAATACACATCGGCAACACATTAACCTCCCCATGTAATTGCTTCAATATTCAGTCGCCGGGCCTCGTCCAACGCCTCGTCGCTGAGCATCCACGGCGTGTCATCTGGTTGGTAATAGATCCACAGTAGAACGGTGCGGATACCCCAGTCCCAAAACGCAGGCACATAATCAGAAATACGTGCAATTTGGGACTCCGGTGTATTGCCACCAAACTCAGCAATGAAGATACGATGTTTCGGGAAGCGAGTTACCTCTTTAATGTGGTCCAGAACGATTGCCGGGTCGATCCCGTAGACATAGTAGGACACAGCCACATAGTCTGGCTCGTGTTCCATTAATCCGATACGCTCGGCCAAGGTGGGCAGACCCTCGGTCCATTCGTAGCGCGGCGGCATACCAGGGATGTTATACCCCCCACTCTTATTGATTGTCATAGCAAAGGTCACGTTCAGCTTGGAGCCTGGGTATCGCTGGAGCATTAGCGACCTTGCTTGCTTCACATGGATCATGAGGCGCTCGTACTGTGCGATGAGTCGATCCTGCCTAATCATGTACTCGTGTCTCTTCTGTTCCAATGAACAGTGTGGACCGTTCCCGCTCTCAGGACAACACTCTTCCTGATCTGGACAATCCCAACAACCAAGGCTGTACCATCCCTGCTCCCACGGTGTAACAACGATGGTGATATCCTTCCACCAGAACATTTCGTACAACCGGTAGACGATATGCCCCGCAGGTTCGAGAGTGTTTATCCGACATGCACCCGGCTGATCGTTGCCCTCGGTGTCGGCCCAGGCGTGCAGCCGGATGAAGATCTGCTTCGCCCTCGTGCGCCGGATGAACTGCTCGAACGCGCAGCCGGGCTCGTCCACCACCCACTCGCTACTAGGGAACGGTTCCTCGTGGTGTCCAGGGCAGTACGGCACCGTGTCAGTCCAAAGCTGTACCGTGCGGAATCCCTCATCGGCCAGGATCTCTGTCATCCCCAGGTCATCGGGTCCATAGTCAATGGCCGTTACACCAACTTGTCGCTTAAGAGTATAGTCTACTCCAGGCTGTCGATAAACCCTGGTCCATATACGAGGGTCCATTCTACAGTTATCCCAACATTCTTGGCAGGCATCTGGATAGATTTGACACCATACGTCGTCAAGCGGAGGGCAATCTTCGCAACTATTCTGAGCTAGCAGAGAAGAGGTATTCAGAATCAACAGTCCTAGCAACATGATCGCACATCGCATCACAAAGTCTCTTGTCAATTGCATCTATTACATCCCTTTTTAATTTAAATCGTCCATAGGTAGAAGAATAGGCAGAGGCTTGAGAGGTTCTAATGTGTCCGGTCACCAGCGAAATCGTATCGTGGTCGAACCCCGCATCCTCTGCCCATGTCACCAAACATCGTCTGAACGGCTGGAACCCACTGATCTCCCTGCCACATTCTTTACTAATCTTTTTGAGTTCGTTAACCAATTCACTTCTTGACTTATTAAAAACTTGTTTTCTTCCAAGGTTGCACAACTTCCTCATTAAAGATGGGCTCAATGAATCAATTGGCACCACATTCCCAATAGATGTTTTTCTAATGCTAGAAGGAATTGTTAGATTTTTAGCTATTAGATTAAAGTTTCCAGGTGTAAGTTTGTAGAACTCCTGATCTCTTAGACCAAACTTGAGACACAGTTCAATAGCTAGCTTTAGATCAGGGCTTGCTTTAGACAGTAGCTCAGCAACAAACTCATCAGAAGGAACAAACATCTCTTGCTTAGGGATGCTAGAAAGCGCGCGAGGAATCCTCCATGTATACTGTACACCAAGTGCAGTCAACGCCGACCTAAGTGTAGTCAGTTCCTTAATGATTACCCTGCCAACGCCCTGCTTCCTGCGCACTACAGTGTAGTTGAGAATGTCAGATTGCATGAAGTAGAGACCGTGCGCACTACCAAAGTATTCAAGGATTCTTTTAGAATGCCTTTGATATCCGGCCAGTGTTTCATCCTTGACTGTACCCTCGATACTCTCAAAATATTTTTTGAACAGTTCACCGAGGTTGGTAATGTCCATATCTTCTCTGATCCCATTCCTAATTAGTTCACATTTGTGCAGCCATGTACAAGCGGCAGCAAAGTTCTGTCTCTCGGTTCCAGCACTAAACTTCCTTTGTGCTCTCCTCTTGCCATCAGCCGTTGGGACTGTAGTTCTAGCTATCCAAGTTGTGCCAGACTGTCTTAAACCTTTTGGGATTGTTTTCCTCATCGAGAAAGTTCTCCTTAAAATCCATGATGTTCATAACTACCAGTGCATTTTTATAATCATCCATTGCCTTATGAACTACCACCAGTGGAACATCGCCATCATTAGCTGCTTTCTGTGCTTGATCCAGGGCGTCCGGATAAAACTCTCCCCCTGGCAACTTGGTCCGGTATTTCACCTCCACTGAGAGTGAGCAATGTTCTATATCTTTCACATCTCCTCTCTGTCTCCCGCTCACAGGGACTCTCTTTCCCCCCAGTATTGCAGCGATCCTCCGTTCGCATCTCTTCCATGCTTTCTCTGGCATCCTCATCCTCCATCCACTGAATCAACATATCAATATAGTGCAGAGCCTTGATGAGATCACCAACAGCATTGTCCTTATGTCTATACCGATACATATACTTTACTACATTGCCGACGGCATAGTGTTCGAAGATGCCCATGTCTTTCATGTAGTCAATAGCTTCACGTTCACCAGCCGTATAGTGCGCGGGCCTATTCAAGTTCGGGAACTTCTCTTTCCTGGTAGTCTTTTTCAACATCAACCTCCAGACAATCAAAGAGTATCTTCCTTAAGGCGCTCTCTTTAGTCATGTCCTTGTCAACTTCTTTCCATTTCTCTTCAAGCCAGTCGAGCACAGGTTGGTACTGAGACTGGAAACATCCATCCCAAAGATTGCGTCCGCTTTTCCTGAGCCAACGTCTAGCTTCCCTCGTTTCTTTTATGCGGTTCTTTGCAACCCACCTTGCTTTATGGTTTCCTCTGTCCCCCTTGTTCTTCTTCAGCTTAGGGATTCTAGTTCTACTCGTACTCCATGCGGAATCAATCATAGCGTTAATGATTACAGCCTGCATTAGTTTGCCACCAACGGAAGCGAATGCTCTGCTGTCTACTGGAAAGAGCGATGGAGTAAAGGTACTCTTCCTTGCCCCCTGTTCTCTTGCAGCCTCTAGCTCATCAAGAGTGTACAGTTCATACAGTTCAATTGTTTCTTCCATACCATTTCTCCAATGAGCGGAAGCTAGTAGTATCTTTATCAAAGTGAAACGTTGCCGATCCAAGCGGACCGTTGCGATGCTTCTCGATAAAGCATTCAATTACAAATGGATCATCTTTCTTAGGCTTCCAAAGGAACATAATCACATCAGCATCTTGTTCAAGCTGACCGCTGGCCCTGATGTCGGACAGCTTGGGACGGGCAGAGTCACGGTACTCAAGATTCCTGCTAAGCTGAGTCACAGCCCATACTGGTATGTTCAGATCTTTAGCGATAGCCTTGAGTCCCCGTGATACTACTGTAACAGCTTCCTTGCTGTCATCTCCTGGACAGAGCAACTGTAGATAGTCTACAATCAATAGGTCTAACCCACCTTTTGAGTGCATCCTTCTAGCCTTGACTCGAACTTCGTCTACTGTCTGCCCTGCTAGGTCATCAATGATGAGTGGCATAGTAACGATGCGGTTCTTTGCATGTTCCAGTTCCAGTAGTTCTGCTTTGTCTAGGTCTGTAGGTTTCACCAATCTCTCATACTCAACCCCGCTCTCACTTGAGAGTAAGCGTCTGGCTAGCTGAGCCTCGCTCATCTCAGGAGAGACATAAAGTACAGGATGATTTCTCTTGGCAATATTTGCTGCGACTTGTAGGGAGAACGCACTCTTTCCGATTGATGGTCTAGCTCCCATCAGGATTAAGTCGCTAGCTCCCAAGCCTAGTAAATATTTGTCAAGGTCTGAGAAACCGGTTTGAATCCCACCGCATGATGCCTCGCCAGATAGAACTGTGGACAGCACCGAATCAACAGCGCTTCCAATGGAAACCTCTGAGGATTGTACTGTACCCTCAGTGATCTCATTCAAGTTAGCTAAGGAACTCTCTATCCGCTGTGACACAGAAAGAGATTCATCTTGAAGCTGTCGTCCTATCCTCACCAGATCTCTGCTTGCTGATTGCTCCTTTATAAGTTTTGCGTAGTGTCTAATGTTAGATGCAACACCAGAGTTGTCCATCATCTGACTGATACGAGATGAACCTCCTGCACGAGTGAGACATTTTCTTTGCTTCAGCTTGTTCCGTACACTGATCGGGTCAAGTGGTGCTCCCTCAATTGACAACTCAACCATAGCCTTAAAGACTAAACGATTGCGTTCATCATAAAAATCCCGCTCAGTCAGATATGGAAAGACCTCATCGAAAGCTGAACCATCGTTAAGGATTGTACCAAGTACAGCCCACTCCTCTTGTTCAGCAGAGTGTGACATCAATAATTATCCGGTGCCGAGTTACTTTCAGACCCAGGCTTCACGGTCGGGCCTTCATCACGAGCCTTCGGTTCGAAGATGCCGTACCACTCACCGGTGAGAAACAGATACAGACTCATCTTACCATTGTCCTTAATCATAAGTTTACCACAAGGTTCCCATGAGGTACGCTCGTTCCCATCACGTCCAGTGTACTTACCGCCAGCCCTCATCACATTAAAAATTTCAGACATCTTACTCTTCTCCTTCTTCTCGTTTGATCAATGCTTTCTGTGCGTCAATAAAATTCATCAGACCAACAGGATTATTCACCTCCCCTAGCTTATCTACTCCTGTCATGTTAAGGATCACTCTTGAGTGCCACTGATCGTAGTTCTCCTGCCCCATGAGGCTGATTGCCTTACCGATCAAACCCTTGGACACAGAGACCAATGCGTCTAGATCTGGATAATCTTCCTTCTGTGGGCTTCCGGGTGTTTGGGCTACCTCTACCTCATGTTCATCCTCAACGTCGCTCACATGGGATTCTGATGCGTCCTCGTGCATTTCCTGTGCAGCGAGGGCATTCAGTAGTTCCTCGGCAGAGCATAGCTGTTCTCCTCCGAGACCTACCATAGCAAGCGCGCGTCCAACTGCTGAGGTCTCACAGTTCTCAACGGCTGAGGTACTGTTAACATTACTTGATGCCCACTTCTCTTCAGCGTGTCCAGTAGCCACGGTCCTGCCGCTAGGATTTAGAATGGCTGCACGAAACACAACCTGTTCATCTGTAACAGAGACAGGTTCAGTAACGATTGCCCACCCTTTGTCGATAGTATATCCAAGGTCAACTCTAAATGTATGAATCCTCCCAGGTACAGTTTGATAGTCCTTGCCTCTGATGTTGGTAGTCTTGGTTCCAATCTTGGCGCTCAATTTAATTCCTCCTCATCATGTTCGTACGTTGATGCGTTAGCGATGGCATTCACTAGCCCTCTCTCAAGAATGCGTGCCTCCTCAACACCAAGGCTAGTACCAATAGTGGCATCATCAACAGAGAATGTAATGACAATATCTCCATTGCCTGAGAACACTCCGATCTCTCCCTGTTTATTCATAAAGATTCTTTCAAGGTCATTCTTTACATCATCACTCATCGTTGCTCTCCAACACACGACGTGCCATGCCAGCAACGAGATCACACATCTCTTCGCCAGTATGGTTTGGCGGATGCATTTCAAATTCAATCATTTGTCGCAGCACAGATTCCAACTCCTGAATGCGGTACAGTAAGCCTACATTCTCTCTTGCAAGAGCGTTAACTGTAGCGCGGATACTCTTGATCTCATCCTTAGACATAAGTAATGTACCTCTTGTACTTCTTAAGGAGTTGACGATATTCACGTCGTCCTTCCTCAATCCATGCCGGGGGCAACCGATACTCATGCACATTCCAGGGCTCCTCTTTACCAACAACAAAGAAAGTAAACCCTGAGATGTTAAACCCCATGGCTGTTAACATATCAGTATAGAACGCCGCTTGTCTGTCGTACCCATAGTTCTGAATGGAAAACTTGAATCCCTTTTTATGTCTGCCCTCTCCTTCCCACTCTGGACAGCGCGTTGTCTTGAGATCAACGATATGCCATTGACCACCATCAAGAGGAACCAAGATGTCTGGTCTTACTTTACAGAGAATACCAGTATAAGGATCATTGATCCATCCACTCGTTTCAATATACCCAGACTCAATGTATTCCCCGAACTCAGTAGAACCATCAAGTGATTCAACCATTTTGTTTGCCTGTTCCCACATACTCGTAGATACAGGCGTCTTATTCTTTTCCTCACACTCCTTTTTGAATTCCTCCCACTGTTTACCCCGCCTTACCTTGCCGGTGTAAGGGGCAAACAAAAATTCAAGAGTACCCTCAAGCGCTCCGCTGTGAACCATTTCACCCAACACAAAATGATCTGCCGGTGTATCATCCTCAAATGCATCTACACCAGCAACAAACCCAGGTAGATCTTCAAGCATGTCACCAAAATTGGACGATGAAATGCCAGGCATACTGTGATACAGCCTGTTGTTAACCTCGTAGTACATTAGATTTAATGGATCAAGTGGCCGCAACCCCTCATCCTCACCCACCGCATTATGGTTTTCGTGTATTTCGTTTGGTGCGTAGTGCATTATCTCTCCTTGTTTGCTCGTCCATTCTATCACCAACTAATCCAGATCGGCAAGGTCATCATCTTGGAAAACCTCTTCAAAGTATTCTGGATCAAGCCCATACCCAAGATCATTAAGGCTGTTGTAACAATCGAGACAGACTGTCACGTTCCTGCCAGCAACAAACGTCCGGCACTCGCAGTCTCCCTCGGGAATATCTCTACCGCAATTTGTGCACAACATACCAGACCTCCAATAAAATAGCGAACACAAGAATAACAGGGACAAGTACCATTGACGCAAACACACACGCTATCAAGAACCCACCGATCAAGTTAATTAAGTTCACTGTTCTGTCCCATCCTTACTGCCGCATTGACCGCAGCGTGTAGGCTTGTTGGCGGGACACCCCGCACCATCAAGGCCATACACATAACCATGAACATACCCTTAACAACCTTACTGTTCTTTTCCTCTGAAAAAATTTCCCCTTGCATCACCCCGTGTGTCGGATCAAGATTGCTAGGCAACAGAAGATTCACTACACCGCTGATAGTGTTGCGGTCTTCATCATCAAGTTCATTAATCATTGAATAAATTTTATCTGCAACAACTTTCATGGTAGTACCTTGTTCCATTTCTCCTCCTCGATATAAAGATTGCACACTTTCTGAGCCTTTTCATATGGCATAGCCATATCAAAGCTATACCCTGTCCAATGTACTCCTTCCTTTGTAATTTCCGGAAGCATCTTAGCATTCTTCCACACCCAACGGAGAAACTGATCTATTTCTTCAACACCAACATCGTCTCCAAGTTTATCATAATCTTTGAACAGATTTTTATACATTGGTGCTCGTTGGGTTTGCTGAAGATACTCTCTACGAATACCATCAAGTCTTTTCTCAGCATTAAACATCAGTGGAACCACATAATCATCTGTAGCATCTTTCGCCCTCTTTAATTCAGTAAGAATTTCAACGAGCCTGTCATCCTTAAACATATAAGGTTGAAAGTGATCTGCATACATTATCTTTCCAACAAATTCAATATCATATCTATCTACAAGTTCAAGATAGTTTGCGAATGCTCTGAATTTTGTGCCGTACAATCCATCTTGAATGACTTGATTTTCACCATTGCTAAAGGGATCAGCTATTAAATAAATAGCGGCATTGCTATACCTTTTCGCAATGCCTTCATCAATAAGGCGCGTCATCTTTTTAGCAGCAGAGGCAATCCACTCAGCCGCATCATTAGAGATAATAAGCGGCCCATAATCGCTTGAACTTTCCTTTTTTATTCTTTCAATTAAGGCATCGTCAACCTTAGTATACAAAGCAGACCCACAATACGGACAAGTTAAAGGAATATCTTCAGAACAAGCATATGTGTCAACAGCAACTAACGTCCCGCAACAATGGGTAAACCTAGCGTAATGTCCGTTTATGTATTCAGACCCCGCACACTTTATCCTCTCCGTAACTGTTGCGTGTGGCAACAAATCATATAGCGTCAAGCCTTCAGATCCAATGATGCTCACGTTCATATGTCTAGAATGCCTACCAACATTTATATCAATATGTTGGCGAGTAATAACAACTTCATTGTTATCATTGAAGATAACAGAATGTTTTACACTTGTTTCATCATCGTAAAATAGAACCTCATACATTATATTCATCCTCCTTTTCTTTAGATGCTGGCGTAGTAAATGGGCGAGGATAGACGCCTGTTATATCATTACAAGATGGACACCTTGGAATAAGAACGTTGTTGTCATCAATGTCAACTTCTTCTACCTTCTCGATGTTGAACTCACTCATACAGTGATAACAGTACCATACATCGGAGCCCAAAACATATGACGCCTTAGAATATTCCTCATCATACAACCACCATTCAAGGTCAATCAAATCATTTAAATCATAAATGTCTCCGTAAATATTTTCGAATGTTACCTCTTTATAATCGCTGTCATGTGTGTCATCACCGTCGAGGCATTCCCATGAATTGTTCTTATAATTTCTTTGATAGAGTGTATGGTTTAGATTACTATACCAACACCCACCACTCCAGAAACCATCCTCCTCCCTAACAATATCAATGACTCCATCTTTATTGATGAAAGCAATCTTTGAACCTATTCCACAAAAATCTTCAAGCATAATTCTAATACCACTATTTCTAATAAAATTCTTTGGTATCTGTCTAAGAATTTTATTGTTGAACTCTACAGTATCAGACTTTTTTGCAGAACCAAATTGATGAAAGACTCCATTGTGTGCGAAGGCTAAAGACTTTTCATGTACCCAAAATGGGTGACAGTTTTCTTTGTTCACCGCTCCGTGAGTTGCAATCCTAAAATGTAGGATTGCTGGAATATTTGTCCAGTCTTTTGAACTCCAAAAAGTTTTGAAATCCTTGAGTTGCATAAAGCCCTTCTTGATATGCACCTTCCCACCCTCGGCCCATGCAATCCCTGCCCCATCATCATTTAATTTCCAACAGGATTCAATCTCATAATCTGGAATGCTTGCGCCTTTAGGCTTAGCAATAATTACACACATATATTTTCCTCCTTATTACGCAGAGAGTGTAAGATAATCAGCAAAGTTAGGGTATGTGTTCGAGTTGTCAATGACAAAATCTTCAAGGTCGCTCACTTTAAGATGGTCAATGTCTTTGTTTTTGGTCATCTCGATAAGAGCATGGAGAAATTCGATGTTCCTCAAGATTGTTTTCTTCTCAAGTGTACCTCTGAAAATTCTGCACTCAACTGTCGCGTGGTTCTGAAAATTCAGGGCTTTATATCTGTTTTGATTCATGCCACGTCCCGAGCACCACCGAGCTAGCGCCGCCTTTTCATTATCAGAAAGATCAATACTAGCCCACTCTTGTAGTCTTTCCCCCTCTCTGTTAGCTATAGACTTAATAAACTCTTTGTTTTCAAAAATAAATTTGCTGAATTTGTAAAGATGTGTTCTTGTAATGAATGAACTCCGTCCTACATGAATGTGCATACCACAATCATTCGAAGTATAGCTTTTAGCGCCAATCTTTGACAGCTCCCTAAAAACATCTAGCCTTTTATCGTTTTCTTTTATGCTGTCCAGAGTGAACGGATGAGACGCAATCTCAAATCCTTGTCCCGCAATAGAACCATCTTCCATAAGATAGTAGAATTCATCCTCATTATAATCATTCACAATATCAACAAAACAAGACAAAGACCTCCCGGAATAATCCGTGTTTACCTCTATCTCAATACCGAATGTTGGTACTCCCTTTCCGGGTTCTCCCATTATTTCTCCGTGTGTTCTACACGTTCTCAATTGCATCTTTTCTTTCTTACCCAAAAAGACTCTGAAACTAGGTTTAAAATCCCAAGAGTTTAACCCACTTAGATGATTCTCATGGTAGCAATCACTACAATATGGGCCATATCCAGATTCTTCGTAATAGTAACCATCCTCATTTCTGTATACTTCACAACAATCACTACAAGTATAAAATCCTTCATAAAAGCACGATTCACAGTACCACTCATGCGTACAATAATCTGAAAAAAGGTATGCATGATCTTGTAGAATCAAATCGCGACAGGTCTCACAAGTACAATATACATCTTCATAACATGAATTGCAGATAATTTCATTGTGGTTAAGTGAATAATAATCATCATCAAAAATACCATAACCACATTCATTACAATTTCCAACGTAATCGTCAGCACAGTCTGGACACAATCCGTTCTCATCAATTTCTGATTCATCAATAGTCCAGCAGGTACCACAGTGATTACATTCTGAACTCATTTCTCATCTCCTTAGAATCCGTTGCCGCCCATTCGCAACTGAGATTGTAAACTAACTCCATTTTCCTTGTCAAGTCTCGTGATTTCGAACTGACTACACAGCAGCAGGTAGATTTCAAATGCGATCTCCAACAGTGTCTTGCGTGTTTCACTCCCAATAGTAGATTCAACGAGATCCGAATAGCTATTGTACTTGCCTTTAAATGTCATTTATTATTCCCTTTCTTACCTGTAAGCATTTACAACTGAGAATACACTAAAGATTTCCGCCTTGTTGATATAAACTATCATTGAACCTCTACCCTTTAGTTCAAAAGAGCACATTTGATTGAGATGCGTTGACTTGAGACCCCAGTCTTTTTCGAGATTGAATCTCTTTTTGAATTGATCCATTGCAATTTCTACACCACAGTGAACGATCCATTTATAAGACCCTAACTCTTTGCCAGCCTTGTCAAAGGTGGTTACTCGCACCTGCGACACTTGATCTATGTTGATGTCCATTTCAACTCCCCTAGTCAGCTTTGCGAAAAGGTGTTATGTAAATTTGATAGATGAATGTTGGTTGCGGATCATCGTCAAACGCAGACCAGTCCCCAATATCTCGAATTTCAACGTAATGGTCGTTCACTCTTGTGAATTCAGGCAGCAGGCTATCGTTCCAAACATCTTCGACCGTCTGAACTAACAGAGCTTCGAAGTCTAGGTCACCAGAATACACTTTGGTTGCAATTCTCCTGCACTCACAACTCTTGTAATATCCTGCGTTGTCTTGAGTGATATTATCATAGTCATCAACTCTATACACTCGAATCTTGAGCGCTTGTGGTCTCATCATGCAACCTCACTCCCGAGAATCTCGCAACCCGGATTCTGACTCTGAATTTTCCGGACCGCTTTGTAGGTGTCTATCGCGTCGACTCTGGACTCTACAATGGTTCCTCGATCGCTGTAAGTCACAAGGTAGGTTTTTACCTTGATCTCTGTTACTACTTCTGAGCATTCTACCGCCTTCTGCCGCGTTGTAGTTCTCCGAACGGGCTTCTGCCCATAGAATGCTCTGACCTTGCTTGTAGCTCGGTTTCTGTTTTTCCCAGAGGGCTTGCCATTCGGAAGCATATCAACGGGGTGAGTTGACACCGTACGAACGGCTCTGCCTACCCTGTTGTCGAGGGCTGGTGGGAATGGGTCTTCCGGCCCCAACCATCTCCCGCCGGTAGTACAGTAGCCGTCCCTCATCGTGGGCTCCTTTCTACGGGGTTCCTCCCGCTTGTCACCCCTGTATAATGCACTACCCATGCCAACATTGTTGAGACTGGGGAATCTTTTTTGTAAGTCATTGAAAACAAAGAAGAAGAATTTTCTTGGTATAATTGAAGCATAACTTAATATAGTCAGATATTACATTGATTCTAGTCATATCTCGCCTAACTCCATCTAGGTTTACAAATAATGTTCCGCTGTACGTCATCGCTTTATTGGGAATCCCTGCTGTTATGCTTGTAACTCCTGTGTCCCCAACGAGTTCCTTTTACGTTAGTCAGATATTACATAAATGACGTTGTGCGCCGCATATTGAGACTGGACATTATACCATGTTATATCTGACTTGGCATGAATCTTGTTGAGACCGGTCTCATCAAATATCATTCCATGTTATATCTGACAACATTCGCGTAGTGCATAGGTGTTATCATGCCATTGTCAGATCTGACATATGGTGCGCAGGGGATAATGGGAATCATTATCAATTGATCTATTAAAGTCTTAGTAGGTGGGGGATGATGTTGGGAATCATTACTGATATGGTGCTACACTTGTAGTATGCATGGTGCTACACTTGTAGTATGTGGGGAAACGAGAACAATAATTATTACTATTAAGGTTTAGGGGGACCTAATCTAAATAAGAATGAATTCCTACTTAGGAATGAATTCCGAATAGGAATAATTCCTGCCATGCCGTGCAACGAAATGGCTATTGGCAACTGTTATCATTAGCGTTATCAGCCACTTAGGAATGGTTCCTGTATCCTGCCTTGGTGCTAATGATAACTATTACTCCTTCTGTGCCTGTAATATTCTTCCCCCCGTATCCACCCACCGAAGTTTTGTCGCTTACGATAAACCCCCTCACGTATCCCCACAGTAAAAACACCCCAATATCCTATCCTCACAATACCTCTAAAACCCCACAGAATGCTTTCTAATCAATTTTAACCCCCTCACAGGTACTTGACCCCTCGTAGACTTCTAGAACGCCGCACAGAACGATCTGAGAGGTTTTAGTAAATTATCCCTTTTAACGATGGATCCTCCACTGAAGGAGGATGCTTGAAGGTTCCTACTGAAAGCCTACGCGCGTATAGAACTAGTATAGTTATACATGATATACATTATGTACGTATTACGTACGTTATGTACATATATGGCTATAGATGTACATATTACGTACATGATGTATAACTGGTATAAATAAATATAATATGTTCTTCTTGTTAGTATTACGTACATGATGTATAACTGGTATAAATAAATATAATATGTTCTTCTTGTTAGTATTACGTACATGATGTATAACTGGTATAAATAAATATAATATGTTCTTCTTGTTAGTATTACGTACATGATGTATAACTAATATATCCTATACTAACTATACTAATTATACGTATAACTAGTATTACTAATATAGATAGGGTAGCACAAGGATCAGTTTTGCGCAAGGGTATATGAAAGAGGTGGTGTTGCGTGGTAGAAAGTCAACTGCTACAATGGTTGCGAAGGAGTAGGAAATGGGCAATGTAACAAGAATACTGGATTTAGTGGATAAGTTTCAGTCGGCCAAGACAGACGCCGAGCTAGCTCAACACAGGAATAAGGTTTTGCGCAAGGACTTAGATGACATGAAAGAACTTTTTACCTTTGTGGTTGACTACGCAGCAACAGACAATGATAACTTTAGGGATGATTGCTTGGCGGCATGGAAAGAAAAAAACAAAATTGAGTATGTAGATTACCAACAGGCATTCAGTAAAGTTGTTAGTGAGCCAACCTTTCAATGGCAAAAGCTTTGCATTGACACGCTTGCTGAGAAGCTTATTGGAGGGAAGAAATGAGAAAGGGATACGTTCTATACTTCAAGTTGAAGAATGCGGATAAGTTTGAGGCTGTGCCGCTGAGGGAGAATGAAGCGTGGGATCTCTATGCGGCTCTCAAGGAGGTGTTGGAGCACGAAAGGAAATACAAGGCATCTGGCTTCTTTAGCGTAGAGCGGTACGTAATTTGTGATACGGAGGAAGAATATGAGTGTGAGAGAGATGAGTGTCCTGTACGACAGGGTTCTGCTGTCCCCTCTGCCGATTGAGCGGAGCATTCATGTGGTTGGAAAGTTTGCCAATTATACTACCGACAATCTTGGTAGGGGTAGGGTTGTGGCATGTGGCCCTGACTGTAAGGGATTGGTGGAGGTTGGAGACATCGTCTGGGTTGGCAAGTTCACCGGGAAGAAAGTTGAAGATAGAGGAGAAACGTATTACCTATTCTATGAACGAGAACTACTTGCAAGGGAGGAAGAAGATAATGAATATTCTTGATGGTCCTAGTGGTTCGCATTCGTTTGGTTGTCGTCCTGTAACGATATTTGAGGTTGATATTGACGGTGAAAGATTTTATTTTTCTAAGCAAGAGCTATCTCACCTGATTACCGTTCTTAAGGGTGAGTATGACGCAGAGACCACTATTCAGGGCATCTGGGGGAAAGAATGAAAAGAATGAGTCGTGGTAGGACAGAAGATGGCAGGATTATACTGAGGTTCAAATGGATTTGCGACGACCCCCAATACACCGAGGCAGAACAGCTCCTATGCCGCCTTTTTAACGAGTTGTCGGATCCCCATGGTATAGAATGGGGCAATGACCCCAGAGACGTTGGCATTATCCATGAGTGTACTCGCCTGATCAAAGAATACTTCCGAGAAGGGATGCGTGAAGAATGAGCGCATCCAGAGACAAGTTTTGGGAGATGATTCTTGCTTCAGAAAAGAAACACATTGAGGCAACCATGAAAATCCAAGACTGGATGCTTAAACGACTAGAGGAAAGGGCTAGGGGGAGGAGAACTAAATGAGGTCCGCTAAATATGATTTTGACTATATGTGGTGTTGTCTTATGATTATTGTGGCGATTACATGCATGATGGTTTTGGGTTATGTTGTTATTTCCATTAGCGATGACGACATTGACAAGGATGAGTACGTCAAGAAGTGTGTTTCCATGTATTCAACCGTTGAACAGTATCCGACTGAAAATGCTTTTGAGGTGTGTAGAGAAGCTTATGACATTGGTTTCAGGAACGCATTCCCAATTATGCAGTACAATGGAGGTAAGCGATGATTGAACTAGATCCTAATGCAGCAGCAGCAGGGCAGCAACAGCAGGCTGAGCCGATTGGTGATATTCTCTGGGTTAAGTTTGGAGGAAATAAGTACATCAAGGGTGTTACAACGAATGTTGAAAACCCTGGTAGTAGCACAGTTGCGCCTGCCGTTGTCGATGAAATCGGAGCAATTGTCACTCCGATGGCAAAACAGGTTATTATTACATGGACGGACGGTACAATTACTCGTTTCATCCTGAACATTGATACGCTTATTACGATACACTACAAGGTTAATAAGCCTTCTATGATTGAAGTTCCTACTCTCGTTCCGCCTATGAATGTTCATGGCTAGGAGGGTTAAACGTCGCAATCGTAACAGGTTCTACCGTTACGATTGTCCTAAATGTAACTATCATGTTGAATTCATGATGTTGTGGGACAAACACAAGAGCTACAAAGCCGGTTATTGTCCCAACTGTAGAGTCAGACTAGTGAGGAGTTTCAAGCATGAATCTGAAAAAGGTGTCACCGAAGAGCAAGAAGCCGAAATATCTCTGCCAAGTGGTGAAATGCACAAGAAAAGCCCTACCTGGCCGCGATATATGCGCTGCTCACGAAAAAAAGAGACTCAGTGACCAAGATCCTCACGAAATAACGGTTCAGCAGGCCGAGGCGTTGCTTGATGACGTGGCAAAAATCGTGGATATAGTTGGTGAGGGAGCGAACCTTATGCATGATATGTGCCTATTGTTATATAGAGTTAACAATAATAAGCCGGTTAACAGGGCTTTAATGTATAGAGTGTACTTTGATGCTCAACGATGGGCAGAAAACGTTGAAAATGACGCTGAACGCCTGCTTGAATTTTTTAGAAAAACCATTAGAGGAGTTGTAGATTACAATGGCAGATTCAAAATCAAAGAGAATAACTTTAAAAGAGTTGCAAGCCTCGCTAGAGGAGGCGCTGACGATGATTGCGGAGCTGGAAATGAAGATTAACACGCACATCGGCACCCCTGATGCCCATAATACAGGCATGATGCGCTCTAAACCAGGCGTAAATAAAGCTAAGTCGTAATATGTGGTGTTGCGTTGTGCAACATAAGCTTGATATAATTCTAAAGAGGGTAGGGAATGCCAACAACTGAACATATCACCACCGACGAGGCCAGGAGAGCGCTTGCTGTTGCAAAACGCTACGAAAAAGAGGCCAATGGCAGTGGTGGTTCTGAAGATAGGCTTACTTTCTACCATTCGGTGAACCGGGAGCCGTTTGAGGGTGTCTCAGTCAAGGATTCTGACAAAATTCGAGCATATCTTGGTGCTCGGTACGCCGGATTTACAACTAAAGAATCTTATGCCATTGCTAGTGTCAGTCCGAATAAGATGCATGCGCTAAATAAAAGCTTCCCTGATGCAATTCAGCAGTGTCATAATGAAATCCAGGAGGCCGTGGCAAGGGAACACTACACCAATGCAGCATTTATGACTGCGGCGATGAGTGAATACTGCCCCATGGCTCTCAAGGTCATGTACAAGCTGATGATGGACACAAGCCAAAGCGGTTCACTTCGCGCTAAGATTGCGAAGGACATCATCGACATGGGCATGAAAAAGTCGGATGGTAGCCATGTTGCCGAGGAGTTTATGGTTCAACTGTCTGATACTATTGCTAGCTCCCTCAAAGGTATTGAAAACAAGCACATTGTCGATAAACCAGAAATTGAGGCATTACCAGAATGAACTTTACATGGGAACTACCGATTGAAGTAATTGAGGAATATTTGAGTTGGCAGTTTGATACTACACAAATTCCCACAGTTCTTGGTGTAGAATTTGATAGTAACGGTGACTGTTTGCTGATTGAGCTAAGCGTGGATAGCGCGGATTCTGACAGGATTCCTGAATCTTCCTCCATTGGGTGTCGAATTGTTTGACTAAGTGTCCGATCTGCGAAGCTAAAGGCATAAACCACGACGAGGTTGTGGAGAAGTGTCTGTCCTCACCTTATTGGGTGGGGACTTTGCTCGTTGGCTACGACTGGTTTGAGAATGATTTTCACAAACTGCTGGCTGACTGGTTTGTACACCACGTCGAAAAGGGATCTCGCAAATTTATCATAATGATTCCGCGCGATCACCTTAAAACCTCTATGTTTGGTGTCTGTTTGCTGCTTTGGTGGGCTCTCAAGAACCCCGAAATCCGAGTTCTCTACCGTATGGCAAACGCTACAAACGCCGAAAAAACCCTTGAAGTTGTTGCTGATTTGTGCGAAAACAGTCCGGAAATCGAGCACTACTTCCCCTCCAGAGCCCTCCGCAAGCACGATCCCAATCTCAATCACAAGTCAAATGCCAACTTACTTCGCCTTTCCCGCGAAGGAAAGTTCCGTGAGGCCACTATTGAGGCTCGTGGCATCTTCTCATCCGTTACCGGTGGTCACTTCAACGTCCATGTCAACGATGATCTCATTGACGAGACGATGATTGACTCTGAAGCCACACAGGGCAAGGTGACTGGTGCCATCAAGCGCTCTGACGCAATGTTCGTTAAAGCAAATGAGGATTATGAGATACACATTGGAACGTACTGGCCAGGCCCCCACTATAAGTGGTTGCTTGGTCTCAAAGATCGTTACACATCATGCATTCTTGGGTGCTATGTTGATGACCGCTATCGAGATTTTCTTTCCTCGATGGGTAAGACGACAACACTAAAGGATGGTGATCCAATTTGGCCGGAACACTTTGACAAAGAAACTCTAGAGGATATTGCCGCGAAGTCCGGCCCATTTGACTTTGCCCACCAATGGCTTAATATCCCAATGTCCGACGAGGAACGACGATTTGAGCGAGAGGATATCAGATATTACCGCCTCGCTGCTGATCGGCCCGCCTTAATCTATGACGCCTATGGCGAATCCCACCAGATACCCCTAGCCAACCTCTACAGGACAATTGCCATTGACCCCGCGACCGGCGAAGGCCAAGACACCGACGAAACCGCGATTACTGTTTGCGGTTACGACAAGAAGTCTGGCAACATCTTCGTTCTTGACGCCTGGACTAAACGCGCCTTGCCGTTCGAGGTTATCAACAAGGTTCTCGAATTCACAGCGAAGTGGGAGCCGAAAAAGATTTTGCCAGAGGATGTTTCATATCAGAAAACATTTAAGCATTATCTTAGATCTGCCATGAGTCAAGCGGGGTTAAGGGCAAAGATTGAACCAATTCCAGTTGGTTCAAAGAAAAAGGGTACGCGGATCATGGACGCGTTACAGCCCTTTGTTGCGAACAACCAAGTCTGGTTTCAAAAAGCACACAAAGACTTTGTTGATGAATTAGTCGGCATTCAAGTTGTTGGTGGGAAAGTTGTTGGTAAGTCACCAAACTTTGTTGACTCCCTGTCGTTTCATGCTAGGAATTGGCGGGTTGGCGGTAAACCCAAGCCAAGACCTGCAGAAGAGGATGGGATAAATTTCGTGAATCCATTTAATGAGCCAATGCCAAGGTCGTATGGCCTTGCTTGCTCGACATAGGAAGGAAACATGCCTGAACCTAATAAACCCAAGATTCCCAAATTCAGTTCTGATCCGCTGCTTGCGCTCTTTCTTGAAGAGTTAATGAAATATCAAGCTGGTGAAACTGATAAAATGCCTAGTCCTACTGAATATGCTGGACTTGATGAAGAGGCCAAGGGACAGCGTGACAAGATGATTGAACTGCAACAGCGTACAAAAAATCCATATCCAACACCTGTGCATCGGCCACAGGAAGATGTTAGTTGGATTGGTCAAATTCTTGGAATCTTCCGAGATGATGAAAAAGAAGCCGATGAAGTTATTGGATCGTAGTTATGGGATATCCTGAATGGCTTAAAGACGATCAGGCCAGATCAGCACTTATAAGCCTTTTGGTTGAAAGGGATAAGACTTATTTTCCGGAACTGCAAGCCGCTTCTGCTGAAAAGGCCCAGGCAGAGAGGGATTTTCACCTTCAAAACGCTAAGACTGAGCATGGACTAAGAGATGATGGTTTAATGTACGGAGTTCCCAATTCTGTTACATGGTTAATGGAAAGATTTCCGGATGTTGTAGAGGGGTCGCCTGAGTTTGGTGCAACGTATGATTATTACCAGGATCTCAAGGGCAAAGATGCGCCAACCCGTAAAATGGAATTTTCTGATGAAGAGCTGAAGCTTTTATTTGATTATCTTTTCGAAATGGATTAAGGAGGAGTTCGTATGAAGACTCTACAGGATGTAAAAGAATTGCTGCATGAATGGGGAACTTCAAACAAGGTGGGTTCGCTGCTGTTGTTTAAGTACCCAGGCACGAAGGAGATCAACGTGCTCGAAGAGCGAGTTGTTAAGCTTCGTGAAATGGATGAGGAGACGGCAAACGCCTTTGTTATTCTCATGGACAACCTTGGTATTGAGCGCGGAGAGGTTGTCAGAAACAAAGAGGGCTTGCCTGATCGAGTCAAACTAACTCGCAGGATTGGATAACATGCTACAGATTGATGGTCCTTCGGACTATAGAAAAAGGGTTAAGTTCAAGGATGGTAAGCGAGAAGAGCTTATTAAATACCTTGACGAGCAATACACCAAGTGCATTGCTGATAGACGGCCCCTGATTGAAAAGTGTAAGGCATGGAGCGAACAGGCTAACTCTAGGCGTAAGCGCCCGGATGCTAGTCCAGATTCCTCCGATGTCGATATGCCGCTTACCAGGAAGCGTATGACGCAAAACTCCGCTCGACTTAAGAACCCGCTGTTACAGCAGGAAACCTTCTTTGCCACCAGGCCGAGGAACGCCAAGGAAGAGGCCGCTAAGCTTGCGAAGTCTGTTGAGAAGGCTCTCGACTACATGGTTGACCGCATCGACGTTCGCGCACTACTTGACGAGTGGATTGAGCAATTTCAGGTATTTCCATTTGGTGTTATTAAAACTCCATTTGTTTACGTCCGCGAAAAAGTAAATAGGTGGCAGGAGATTGACGCCGCATCGCACGAACAGATTATGTCAGACAAGCTTAATGAAGTTCCTGAAGCTAAAAAGCTACTCACCATGGAGCGCGATCTCGGCAATGGCGAAATAAAATACTATGTAGAGATTGATGCTTGGCTTGATACCAAGGTTGGGTGTTTCCCTGAAGTTGTGCCATTCGAAGATTTCATTGTTCCGATGGGGACCAAGGACATTGAATCGGCAGATATTATTTTTCACAGGATTCATCTCAGCAAACAGGCTGTTAAAGACAGGGTGAGAGAAGGAATCTACGACAAAGAGTATGATGGCGAAAAGGTCATTGAAAGAATTGGCAAGCCATCTGAAGAGCCGGAACGACTCATGCTTCCCATCAACGCGCCGCATGATAGCGGAGAAATGCAGGAAAGCAATAAGTTTTATTACGGCATTCTTGAGACTTACGTAAGATTTGATGTTGATGGTGATGATGAAGAGGAAGAGATTCTTGTAACCTACGAGCCGAAGAGTAAAACTATTCTTCGTGCTGACTACAACGGCTTCCATTCATATCGCCGCCCGTTTATTGTTCATCAGTATAAAAAGGTTGTTGGCAGCATCTTTGGTGATCCGCTAACTTTTATGCTTGAGCCACTCCACGTCGCAAATTCGGCATCAGTTAATCAGCGCCTCGACGCCGCTTCGCTGGCTAACAAGATTACGCTGTTTGTCCCCGAAGGATCAAAGATCCAGCGTATTCTTAGCCGAGGGGACATTACCGCTTCGGTTTACGAGATAGACTTTGATCCTAGCGACATCTTCCAGTTCGCTATCAAGCCTTCGTTCAATCAGCTTCCTGATCTTGAAATGCGTTTTGAACAATCTGCTGATGAGATTGCGTCTTTGAATCCGTATTCATTTGGTCGGGAACAGAGCGAGCGCCCCGTTGCTTCAGGCATGATCACCATTATTGAGGAATCTAAACAGCCTCAATACGATATGCTTGAGTCCTTCCGTGGCAAGCTTTCGCTCCTTGCCAAGCATATGCTTAGCAGGTATAAGCAGTTCTATCCTGAAGGCTTGGTGTATTACACCTATGGTAATGACGAGGAGGACAACGAGCTACTTAAACAAGTTATGCAATGGCCGGATGGCCTAATTGAAAATGACGTAATTATCGAGACCAGAGCATCTAGCTCACAGATGAGCAAGACCATGCGCAAGCAAGAAGTTGTTGCGCTGATGGACAAGCTTCCCCAGTATCAGAGCACTCTCATGGGCTTGGCACAGGCTGCATCGGATGTTATGAATCCTGCTGCACCGGTTGCCGGTCAGTTACTTATGTCGTTCTGGGCAGGGCTTGATTATATGCTCAAAGAACTTGAGGTTCCGAATAAGGACGTCATCAATCCAAACTTGGGAGAGGCACTAGATTATGGTAAGAGAGTTCAGCAAGAGATTATGGGACTTCGTCAAGAGAATATGCAGCTTAAAGGTATTCTCACTAACCTACAGGGTGGAACTCCCAACGTACCGGCTGGAGTTGGAGGACCAGAACTTCCTGGACAGCCTCAGCAGGCACCAGGCGTATAGGGATTTGTGTATTTGGATTATGAATAAAAGAGTTAGTGTTATCAATAAAATGAGCGCAGAGCATTTTAAGGATAAAGAAAATATGGAGGTTTTACGTGGAAAGTTAGTTGCGTACAACGGTATCTTGAAGAATTTGGTAGCTAATACAACCTTAGAAATGGAGTAAGAGATGACGGATGAAGGTAAAAATCCAGAAGCGCCACAGGGTGAACAGCCTGATGCGGCGGCTTCAACAGTAGAAAGAGTAGACACCCCAGGACAATCGGTTGACACAAGCTTTGTTGATCAAGCGATTGCTGACGTGACCCCGCCTCCCGCGCCGGCCCCCACGTCTCCACCGATGCCTGCCCCTACTGCCCCAATCCCCGAGGGTCCGCCCCCTGGGATCAACCCTGACCTTGAATACATGGTCAAGCAGCCCCGTGAATTCGTTCGTGCGATTATCCAAGAGGCAATCAACAACGAAGTCATGCCGGGTATTGCGTCGAGCCAAAAGATTGCGGGATCTGTTGAGAACTTCTTGACTAGTAGCGCTGAGGCTGAAACTCATATCGCTGCTAGCAGAATGAAAGAGATGACTCAGAAAGTGTTGGGTGCTGACGAGGATTATCGTTCTAATTCGGATCTTCGGAAACGAATTAACAATTCCCTCAAAGAGCAGCTTACTAATGCTAAGAGCCGCGCCATGAATGGCGACTTCACTAATCTGAAAAACCTCTCGAATTTTGGACCTGAGCACTATGAAGCGATCCTTCTTGCTACTAAGAGACTTAGTGGTATTCCGGCGACGAGTTCTGTACCGGCGACCACATACCAACCCTCTTCGTATACAGAAGGTGTTACTGGCGCTCCTGCTGGTGACGGTGGTGTGGAACTTACGCCTGATGACGAGCTTGTTATTGCCGCCTATGAGCGGACACGGCCCGGTTATCGGGATAAGTACATCAAAATGAAGCAGGAAGCCATCCAGCGTGGTGATTGGGAATTTTAAGGAGTAATCATGGCTAACAACAAACCATCAGTTAAAGACTGGGAGAGAAATCCAGCTATCTCGCGTGCCGGGACCAAGGGGTTTAACCCCAACGAAGAGATCCCGAAAATGCTTAAAGCAGAGTTCGATTGGTTGAAGGACTTTGATTTTGCGATGTGTATTGCTAGCGATATTCCGACCGCCCTTTATGGTGGCTGGAAGCATCTGCTTGCAGAATACTTCGATGTTGAGAACTTTAATGCGGCCATCGGCCTTCGCTTTGGCCTTAACGATGCGGACGGTGTGATCAAGCTGGAGGAAAATTATATTATGATTATGCCTACAGCGGAAGCTAAGAGAGTGCTCGACGAGCGTAACGATGCGTTCGAGGAGCACTACGAAAAGGTTACACGATCTTCTGGCATCTACACTGACAAGAACGACCCTGACGGTCGTAAGTTGCAGGATAGAATGATCGAGAAGCATCCGGATAGTTTTGGTTTGGAAGAGGAACAGTTTTCTGTTGGCACCTCCAAAAAGCGAGGACCGGGTAGGCCGCCAAAAGAAAAATAAGGAGAAATATAATGGCCGCTAAATCTTGGGACAAACTTCAGCCCACCGCTCGTGGTGCTGGTGGTGAAGTCCTTCCGGTTTATAAATTCCCGGAAGCAGCTAGTCAAAGCTATAAAGCTGGTGCTGTTGTGGAACTTGTTGCTGGAAAAGTGACTGCTTGTGACAACGGCGCTGCTCGCATTCTTGGCATTGTTCAGCAAGACGCCTCTGGTACTACTGATACTGATGCCTATGTTGAGGTTTTCCGCCCTGGTGATCTCATTGAAATGGGTTGCGTTGACGCTGCCGCTACCGATGTTTTGGTTGCTGCAAGTGGTCTTAAGGCCGGTTATACTTATGCTGTTGCTATTAATGGCGACGGCGTTTGCAATGCCGATCTTAATACCGAAAATGCATTGACTGAGGAACTTGTTTTCGTTCAGCCGATCTATGATGTGAACGGAGACTCAACTTACCGTGGAGTGTTTGTGTTGGAAAGCCTGGCACCTAACCTCCAGGGTGGAACGGCGTAAGGAGTAAACCATGAATAACACTTATCGTTTCGCTAAGTCGGTTGCTCTGGTTGACTATATGGACCCGTTCCGCCAAAACCAGGACAACTATACGTGGGGATGGGAAAGTATTTCCACTAAGAAATCCACCAACCGTGCGACCGAACAGGTCTTCTCGTTCGGTGGTCTCCCGGCTGCGATGCAGACCGGCGAGTTGCAGCCGATCTTCTACGCTGACATGAGCGAGCAGGCAGCGACCACGTTCACCGTGAACAAGTTCACGCTTGCCACCATGTTCTCGTATGAGTTCCTGAAGGATGCGTACCATCTGCCCGACATGATGTCTGAGGCGGGAACCGCCGCTGGTGAGTCCCACTCCTTTATCAAGGATCAGGCTATGGCCGCTCCGCTGAACCGCGCGTTCAACTCTTCGTACACCATGTACGACGATGTTGAGCTTTGCGGAACCCACACACTCGACTCTGGTGACAGCTACGTGAATAAACTCACCACGGCTTCCATCAGCTACGACAACGTGTGGCTCGGTGTCAATCACTTCGAAACCACGCCTCTGTCTCAGAGCGGTCTGTACATCACGGATACTCCTGAGTATATCCTGTACCACCCCTCTAAGCACAAAGAGGTTAGGGCCATCCTTGAAAGTGACAAGGAGCCTGGCACCGCTGATAACGACAAGAACACGCTGAAGGATTACAACCTGAAGCCTCTGCCCTGTCGTCATCTTTCCACTACGACAAACTGGTTTATCGTGGGTAGCAAGTTCAAGAAGGACTTCCTGTGCATCGAGCGCGAGACTCCTCAGACTGCCACCGACGACGACTTTGATCGTATGGGCATGAAGTTCCGGTCCCATCAGCGCTTTGCCGTTGGTATCCGTGACTTCTTCTGGATCGTCGGCAACGTCGGCGTGTAATTTAATCTAATGCTGCGGGGGCGGTTGCCGCCGCCCCCGTGCTTCTTAGAAAGGAAGTGGCATAATGGCACGATATACTCATTTTGATGGGATCTCCTCGAAAGTGAACGGATTTGCCGTTGGCGCGCAGGGGAGCGAAGTTTCGATTTGCAGTCAGGCTGGAGTTCTTGCTCAGGCTGGCGAACCTCTTCGGGCTTATACAAAAAAGATTTCCATTGGCTTTGCCGATGGTACTACTGAAACCGATACCGGGTGGGATGTTCCTTCCAATGCAGTTGTTTTGGGTGTTTATGTTAACGTTACTACTGCGGAAGCAACTGGTGCAGACAAAACCATCGACGTTGGTACTGGTGGAACCTCTGATGACCCAAACGGGTTTCTTGACGGTGTTAGCGTTGCTTCTACTGGCCTTGTTAAAGGTACGCTTGCAAATGGCGCGGTTACCCTTGGCGCTCTTCTGAAGATCGCTGATGGGACAACTGACGTTCCTGAGCCTAATGTTTCTGCGGCTGGTGATTCCGTTACTTGGACTCCAGGATCTAATGACTTTGCTGAGTTGGCGGCTGATATTTATTTCGTTTATGTCTTGCTGTCGTAAGGTGGTTTGTTATGTCTAGTTCTAGAGTAAACCCACCTGTTATCAAAGCCCTTGAAGGTACAGCGCTTGCTCAAGATGCAGACGCAACTGGTGAATGGATTGATGTGAGCGCCTGGACTGACAAAAGGGTTTCAGTACAAGTTGACGGTGCTAACACTGACTATGATCTTGAGATGCACATTTCACCCAAACACTACTATGAGTTGAATAATATGGCAGCAACCACAGAAGACTATGAGGTTGTTTCGCTTCTTGAGGCAAACAATGTGCAGACTCTAACCAGTATTGATGCTGAAGATGTAGATGAGTTGCAGAGACCATTTCGTTCAGTTCGTTTTGTTCTCGGTAATGATTCTGCAACAGCTCTTACTGAGTACGAAGTATTTATTGAGGGCTGGTCGTAATGAGACATACGCTGTTGCTGTCTGATATCCTTTCGTCTCGAAAGGGGGGTGGCGGTGGCGGGGACAGCCCCATCGAGCTACCGGTGCTTCACAGGGTCTCAACCACACAGACGGTCGGGCAACCGCTCACGTCGCCGTGGTTCGGCCAAACGTCAGTGGACGGGTACAGCGGCGACCTAGAATACGCGCCAACCGTTGTGAACGGAACCACCCTCGCTGGTCAGAACCCCGGAGTCACTATCCGCTGTGGGAACGATGCCAACGATGGAACCAGAGTCTTTCTGGACATCGGCGGCTACCTCCCGCGCGAAGGCTTCCGGATGCAGGTGAGGGCGGCTTACATCGACAACAATGCCGAGGACAATCTGCGGTGGGGGCTTTGCGAGGAGCCGTTTACGAATGATACTCTGTCCAGCTACCCGAATCTGATCTACTGTCACTCAAGTAAGGTCAATCACAAGATCAGCGTGTATTTCCTGGGAGATAAGGTCAACGATCCGCTGGCTTGGGATTCCGCGAATACCGACAATACGGTCGGTGCTCTGTTTGGCGCTTCGTGGCACATCTGGAATTGGGAGTACGACTTCTCGGACAAGGTCAAGTGTCAGCTATACCGGAGACAGGATTCCGCCCTCTGCCACTCAGGGACTATCGGCACCGGTTACGACATCTCCGGGCTGTCGTTCAATGGTGGCTCGCAGAACCTTCGATATTTCTGGTTTATGAACAGCAGGGCCTTCAACGTCTACTGCAAGCGTACCGAAATTCAACTGGTCTGGTTTGGGTCGCTGACGGACTCGTTCCCGGCCTACAATGCGTATTAGAAAGGGAAAAGACATGAGTAAGTTTGATAAATTTATTGATTCATTGCCCCCGATTGTTAAGGGCTATTGTTTTGTTGTTTCGAGCGTTGTAACGCTTGTTGGTATTGGATATCTTGCGTCTAAGGTATTCTAATGTATAACATCCATTCCTTTATGAATTCGTGGAAGGGAGTCCTCAGTCTTATTGTTTCATTGATTGTAGTCATTACCTTTTTCTCTACTACTGTGGAAAACAAGATGGATGCTAAGATCAGCCTACACGAAGCCGAGGCAGAGGCAGAATACCAAAAGGATTTGGGTGAACTCAAAATTGATATTGAGGTTCTTAAAGAGGGCGTTAAGAACAATCAAGTCGCAACAAAGCATAATCAGGAACTTTTGGAAGAAATTTTGAGAAAGGTAGATTAACATGGGATTCAACATTGCTAGCTTTATCGAAGGTATCTTTAAGCCAGCAGTTAAGCTCGTTGATGAGCTACATACTAGCAAGGAGGAGAAGGCTGCAATCAAGCTGGCTATGATGAATGCCCAAGCCGCTGCTTTTGCCAAGTTGGAAGAGTTGCGGTCTAATATTATTGTTGCAGAAGCAAACAGTAAGCATTTTCTTACTGCCAATTGGCGACCAATTACAATGCTTTCGTTTGTGTTTATGCTAGTTTGGAACTACGCCGGTGTACCCATCTTGTCGTGGGTTTCAGCTTTGTTTGGTGGTCCCCCGGTTCCTCCGGTTGAACTTCCGGCTGGACTATGGGCTGTGATTACCACTGGACTTGGTGGGTACATTGGCGCTAGGACATACGAAAAAGTACAAGGGAAGCAGTAATTGATTTATAACCCTGTAAAGCAGGCCACGCGGCAATCGCTGCTGTCGATGGCAAAGAATTCCGAGGATGTGAGATTTCACACTCGGCTTATTGAGGCTGTAGCTTTCAGGCATGAGTTGAAAGATATTACGTCAGGGGAGATTCCTATTAGTCACACTTCCCTACAGGATATTGGAACTAATACCCACGCTCAGATTGATACTCACATAGCTGATGCTATCATTCACTTTACTGAAGCCTCAATTGATCATACTGCGATTGCAAACATTGGAACCAATACTCATGCGCAGATTGACACGCACATTGGAGATTCTACTATCCACTTCACTGAGGCGTCGATTGATCATGGATCTATATCTGGTCTTGGTGACAACGATCATACTCAGTATCTTTTAAGAAGCGAGTGGGGTCAGAACGGCTTTGAAGACGAGGACGAAGTTTCCCTTGTATGGGATGATGGTACACTCACGCTGACGGTTTCGCCAGTAGTTACTAGCTTTTCTTACTTTCTCAACGGGGTGAAGTACACCGAGACTGGTAGCCTTACCGAGACAATTACCGACGACGAGGGGCTATGGGTCTTTTACATCGACTCAGAAGGCTCGATCACCAGCGCTCTCAACCCATCTACGGCGGACGTTGCGAACGTCATCGTCAATTACACCATCATCGCCTATGTCTACTGGGATGCGACGAACAACGATGGTCGCTTGCTTCCTGAGTGGCATGGCGCGAGTATGTCCCCGCAAACCCACCGCTATCTCCACTTCACACAGCACGCTCAGTGGGTGAGCGGCATGGCTATCGAGGACATCGACACGAGCGGCAACGGTAACTCCGACTCTGACGCACAGTTCGGGATCGGCACCGGGGCCTTCGACGACGAGGATGTTTTCTGGCAGTTGTCCGCAATCGCCGCTGGCGATCCCATCGAAATCTGGTATCGAGAAGGGGCGAGCGCCTGGCGGTGGACCGAGACGACGATCTCCGGTGAGTCCTTCCCCGTTATCCCGTTCTCTGGCGGCTCCGGGCGGCTGGCATGGAATGAAAACAATGGCGGTACGTGGCAGCAGACCGAGGTAGACAACAATGACTTTGTTCTCTGTCACATCTTCGCCACCAACATCACCGCCGACGATGGGACGGGGCCGAAGTACATCGCCATCCAAGGGCAGAACGAGTACAACACTATAGGGCTAGCGCGAGACGGTGCTTTGGTGGAAATCAACGCCATTGCTTACGGGACGCTCCCGCTTGAGGAGATCGTCCCCATCGCCACAGTCATCTACCAGACCTCCGACGGGGACGCAAACAAGGTCAAAGCGAGAACTCAGCCCACTGACTCCGGGGCCGATTGGGTGGACTGGTTGACAAACGAGCCCGGCGAGGGCAGCGCCTCGGATCACGGCAGCTTGGCTGGCCTTGGCGACGACGACCACACGCAATACCTCCTTGCCGATGGAACGCGGGCGCTGACTGGTGCATGGTCCGCTGGTCAAACAATCACAGCACCAGGGTTTGTGGCTTCTGTCGGAAATGATTTTGAGGTAAACAGCGGGGCGTTTAAGGATTCAGTCATCGGGGACATGCTCAAGTATGAGTCCAGCGGAACACCGCGCACCATTGTTGGAAACACTGGAGCCTGGGTAGAGCTTGCCTCAAATGGACTCGTAAACATAGCCAGCGCCGACATTCTGCTTGCTATCGACAAATACTTACAGGCGTTCAGCGGTTCTGCCAAAAACCTGATTGGTCTTTCGGCTAGTGGTGTTGAGGTTGGAAATTCAGGAGAAACACTTCTGCTTAAGTCCACGAACTATGCCACCTTTGATTCATGTGAACCGCTGCTACAGAATGCTAAATATCTTAAGGGGACCAACACATCAGCCGCCGTCAAAGATCTCCTTGGGATCAACGGATCTGATGAGGTCATTCTTGGTGACACCGATCAGTCTATGCAAATCAAGGCGTATACTGATTCTGGGATGTATGTCTACGGAGACAGCCTTCACCGATTTGAGCGCGAAATGAAAACTGGTGGAACGATTACTTCTAACCAGGCGTCCCTGGTCTTAGCTATGACTTCTGATGGTTCAACGTCTATAGGGAATGATGGTGGCCCGGACTTTCTGTTTGAGTGTGAGAATGCTGCCGGTAGCGCTAAGTATCTTGCTCGCATTGCTGCTTTGTGGGAAAATTCTGCTGCCGGTTCTGAATCTGCGTACCTTAAGTTTATGATCAGGGGTGGTACAAGTGTTGCTTTTGCTACGACTTTCGGGATGAAGATCATTCCTGGTGTGCATGTTGTCCAAGCATGTGATAGCGCGGCTCCAGCAGACGCTGATATGGAAACTGAATCTTGTTGCTTTTACTATGACGGTAGCGCAGGAACCAAGTATTTGAAAGTTAAACACAAGGACAGCGGTGGAACGGTTCGAACCGGCACTGTTGCAACGGTGGCATAATGAGGGCGACTAATCGACCAAAGCCTTATGGTGGGCAGCTTGATAGATGTCAAGTCTGTGGTGACAAATATCACCGCGAGAATCTCGTCAGAACGCCCGTAGAGTTTCTTCAGGGGGAGGGGTCCAACCTATTCACCAACTCTACGTACAACGGCATATATTGGGTTGTAGACACATCCAGTGATGAGGGGGAGATATCCTATGGGGTTCATAAGGATGAAGCAAGGACGTCAGTTTCAGATGACAACGTTGTGTCTGTCGTTAATGGAGTACAAACGTGGGAAGGTAGCGGCACTCTTCGCTCTACTTCGCCGTCATCAACCCTTGATCCTGGATCTTATGCTACATTTTCTCTTTGGATTGGTCCTTATGAGCGGAATACTAGTCCTTCTATGTCGATTGATCTTGGGATAACCAATAGCGATGGTTCATCCGGGCAAAAGATTCGTACTTGGAATATTAACGGTGATAAGCGTATTTGGTTTACCGAGGCTGTTGCAACGCTTTCGGCGGCAGGGCTTGGAGATGCTGGCGAGTTTTATTTTTACGCGGATGTAACCAATGATGGTAAGTGGTGGGCTGATAAAATGCAGCTTGAACAGACCACCTCCTCTGACGCTAAGCCTGGAACCTTTGTTACGTCAAGTGGAGCTGCCACAACGTATGCAACTGATACAGCTATGGTAACAAATCGCAAGGTTTGCAGGCGCTGTTTCGAAACCGTATGGAAAAAGAGTCAAGAGATTGGCCGAACTAATGAGAGCCCGGTTGCTCCTCCAGTTCGTCCATTTTCACAGGAGTTTTAATGTCAAGATTAGTTAATGGAAGTGACATGCTGGACATGGTTAGAGATATGTGCGGTGGTGAAACCGAGAGCGTTTTAACCAGGGAGCGCATTCTTATTTATATTAACCAGTCTTACTACGAGGTTGCCGCTGCTACTAGATCGGACTTGCTCGGCGGAACAACAACTGTAACAACTTCTAGTGGTACTGCTGAGTACACGCTGTCATCTGATGATGTACTAAAAATTAACGACTTTGTAGATGAAACCAACAACATTCTCCTCGAAGAGATAAGTGAAACTCAGTATCACGAATACACTCAGGGCAACCCACAAACCGGGACTCCTGTGTATTGGTTTATCTCTGGTGCAGACACGAGCGGCAAGTGGAAGGTCACGTTCTGGCCCACACCTGCTGGAACGTACACTATTGTTGGGCATATACTGTCTAAGCCAATTTCGATTAATGCTGATAATGCGGACGTTCCGTCAGTTCTAATTACGCATGAACTTTACGACGATAGCATTATCTATCGTGCAGCTGCGCGTGGGTGGGCTATGCTTGGTGATACCAAGAAGGCCAGGGAATACAGGAATCTAGCTCGTGATAACGATTCCGTTGCTGGCAAGGTGGCGCGAAACACTTCTGAAGTTCGTCAGACTATGGTTTCGCCTATCGGAAAGGCTTTGCGAAGTGTCCGCTGAACAGTGGGAATATCAGTCATTCGATAAAGCTACGATCATTGATCGTCGCCACTTCCGGGAGGTTAAGCTTCCCGGCATGGTTGATATGGTTAACATTATTCCGTCAAGGTCTGATGTCTCTCCTACCGTAAGACCAGATTTGTTCCCGATGCCTGATTTGGTTTTTTCATTCATAAAAGATCTGAACATCCCGAATACCGACAGGTTCTACGATGGCATCAACACAATGACTGGGTTGTATGGGTCTGATCAGATCACGTATCTGACTAGGTTCCTTGCCTATGGCTCAGACAACGGTGACATGAAGATACTAAGCGGAACACATTCTAATGGTACAATTTCAGGTACTCAAGGAGATTCAAGGGTAAGAGGTATTGACACACAATTTCTTTCGAAGGCTTATCGCGGAGCCATTCTTCGTGTTGATACAGTTGGTACAAACTTTACTGGTGGCTATTACAGGTGGAATGCATCAGACAACGGTACTGATGAATACTATTTAACAAAAGTTGATGGAAGTGATCCGGGAATTACCGGTGATTTAGTTAGTATGGGGTTTGCCTCTGGTAGTGGCAGAAGTACGTGGACGCATGGAACAGTAGGCTCTTTAAGGCCAGGCGAATTTGCGTTTGATGATAACGAAAACATTGCGCTTGGTTTTGACACTCTTTACATTAGAGACACAACGTCCGCTCCTGGGTCTTATTCAGGAGAAACTGGAAGGTGGGGTGCTCTTTACACTGGTGAAAATATTTCAGGGTCTCCCGATGAGTGGCATGCTTCTACATCTGGTACAAATGAATATTATCTCAGGTTGATTGGCGGTGGTCAACCATCACAGAAGGTTGTTAATATATTTGTTTCTATGATGTCATTCAGAAAAGATGGTGCTTATAGAATGGCCTCCGGCAATATTCCTTCTGGGAAAATCATAAGCGCTGGAACTCTTGGGTCTCTGGCTGATGGCGAATACGCAATTGGTGATAATGATTCCCTTACCTATGACACAATATATCTTAGAGATGACACGGCAGATCCAGACACCCAGGCTGTTGCCAGTTCCCGTGCCAGACTCCTTACTCAAAGTGGTTATCTTGCGCTTAATTCCGACAATGGATTTAAGTGGACTCAGTCTGACTATAGACCAGACGTATATTATCTTGAAGATGCTTCCGGTGGAGATCCGGGACTTCCGGGAACTGGGCCAGTTGCGTTTGCTTATGAAAGAAATTCAGATGGTACGCTTATTGGCATGGGTGTTGCCGGTGGACTTAAAATTGATAAAAACATTCTTTTTGTTGATAGCGACTATTACGATGAATTGGGATATAAAACAGTTTATGTTAACTGGGCTGAAGGAGATCCAGATGTTTCTTCTCCACCAACCGTTATATACGCAAATTTTTCAGAAGCATCCATTCCATCTTTTTTTGGTATTGATATTGTTACGAGTGAATATGAGTGGACTCAGGTTGGCTCTACTGATGAGTGGTATTTGCAGGCAAGGGGAACCGGTGATCCAGGAGTTTCACAGCCATTTACTGTAAATGTGTTTGACCCAACTGAGAGCACTAACAATTGGTATAAGAATCTTGGAAAATCAACCGTTGGTTCTCTTGGTGAAAAACAGTGGGCATGGGGGCAAGACCCTGGTACTTCATTCGATACTATTTATGTTTATTCAGAAGAAGATCCAAATGTACAACCATTTGGGTATGGCGCGCTTTATTATTATACGTTTTTTGCTACAGAAAAAAGATGGAATCAGAGTGCTACTGCTAATGAATGGTATGTTACCGAGGCTGACGGAACTGAACTAACATTGTCTAAACCATCTGGTATTTCAGTTGATGACGTAGAATATACAGAGGGAACAATAGGTTCTTTGGCAGAGAATGAGTGGGACTATGGCAAACTTGTTGCTGACGGTCTCTCTAACGATACAATTTATATCTATAGTACCACTGATCCAAATGGTGTTGCTCCTTCTGATGGGCTATATACTGATTATGTTAAACCAAAGAAAGTGACACTTCCATCTTCAACCGGGGATTATGATTATTACTTAGTTGATCGCATTAACGATAATGAAGAGCTTTATATTTTTGGAAGTCTCAACACTGATATTGCTGGAACTGTTCCACAGTTTTACTATGGGCATAATGCATTCAACTCCGATTATAAATTAAACGTCCAATCGTGGGCTACTGGAGTTATCTATAATGCACCGACAATTAGAGACAGCTTTTACGAGGACGATATCAGTGGACCGTTCTATGCTTCACTTACTAAAGGAGATTGGAAGTACGGAGGAAAGGTCACTGTTGACGACGAGTTCGAGGGTACTGGAACAGATTTCAGTTATCAGCCGCTACTTGCAAGCAACGGAATTGTGTATGTACAAGCATTTGCCAATGGACTTATAGATTCCGGATCCACTGATGTTGGTTATCTTGGTCAAAGCAATGGCCTTGGTGAAGACAACAGTTGGACTAGATATGTAACTAACAATCATTATGGCGCAACAGTTACACTTACTTATTCAGATGATGTTGATTCAGCTAATTTTGTTAGCATTCAATATAGTGAGGGGTCTTTTTATTTGGCTGGCTCTCTTGCAAATAGTACAGCAGATAAGTGCTATCCCGGCGTTGCGTATACAGCTAGCCCAGGTGGTCTTACGTGGACAACAAAGGTTGATACTGGCCTCGGAGAATGGGATGACTCCAGTGGGGTTGAAAAAGCAAATACAGATTTTATGTGTATTTCTGCAACAAGTGATGGCACAAATATTGTTACAGCAAACTGGAGAGCAAGTGATGATAGGGTTCATTTGAGATACAGTGATGACAATGGAGCCACATGGAATGATGCTCCGATTGGTGGAGGCAATGCTTACTTCACTGGCGACAAATACTCAAAGATTAGATGGACCGGGAATGAGTTTGTTGTCTGTGGCAGCGGATCAACCGTATATTATTCCTCTGATGGTACAGCCTTTACATCAGAAACCATGCCAGGAACGGTTAGAGATATTGCTTACAACGGCCTAGATCTTTATGCCGCTGTTAATCAAGACGGTGTTGTGTATACATCAGAAGCCATGCCAACAGTTGACGGATGGGAGTCTGTCACCCTTAATGAAACTGAATCATCTGGTAGAACAAACTGGATTGTATGGGACAGCTTTGGTGAAAGGTTCATGGTAAATGACAACAAGGCTATTCAATACAGTAAAGACTTTGATGAAGGAACTGGTGGCGATGGCATTAGAATACAGCTTATCACAGACTTCACACAAAGAAATGAACCTAAAGCACCGAGTAATATAGTGTCAGATTTTAGTACCATTGCATATGCATTATATGATGGTGGTGCTGAATATTTGAGACACATGGTTATTAGTAGATATGATAACTACTTTTGGGATGTTGATCTATTTGCTCCGCTCAGTGACATATATCGTGCCTCATCTTTTATTGTGCTTGAGGGATATGTAATCCTTCTTGGCACAAGAGAATGGGAAGAAGACAAGTGGGTTTATTATCCTCGTCGTGCGAGGTTCACGTCTCCGGGAACTTACGATGATTTTGAATCTACTGGATCAGGATTTGCTGATGCACCTGGAGAGGGCGCGTTCCTTGATGGACGACCGGTTAATGGCAGGGGGGTGGTCTTTGAAACTAATAGGGTTAGCGCAATTGTTCCCCGTGGAGATATCACGGACCCGTTTGATTACGATGTCATCAAAGAAGACTTTTCTATCATTAGTAATCCTGTGGTCGTGGATGATAAGTGTTACGTTATTGGCGACGATGGACTACTTTATGGAACTGATGGTGTCAACTTATCAGAACTTGGATCGTCATTTGACCTCACTAAGTTCGATGATTTTAATGAAAAGAAACCGGTCTATCTAAACTACTCTAGGCTGTTCAAGTGTTTGACAATTTATCAATATGATATGACAAAGACTGAACATTCATTTTATTTGGTTAGTTTGGACAACGGCACTGTAAGCAGAATTATTGTTCCCAAAAGAGCGGCTGCTGCTGGAGATGATGGTATTCCAACTTTCATTACAGGCGTTGATGACTCTGTTGATAAAAGAATGACGGTTAGTTATTCTCCGGATACATCTCAAAGTGAAGAGTACATAAGACTCGTTGCTTATGGTGCCGGAAGGCCAATTACCGGTCGAGATATTATCAAAACTAATGATTTTCCTTTTTATTGGAGATCATATATTGAGTCTGGTGAGTTTTATCTTGCACCAGAAGGCCAACAGGCCGCTCTTAAGCACGTTCTTCTTAGGACTGATACTGAAAATGAAGTTGGGGCAGGTACAGATTTACCGTATGCTTCAGTATTGTATAGAGATTTGAAGGACAGTGATTGGAACACCCCTAATACATTAGACTTTGTTAACACTTCTGTTGGCACAATTGATATTGATAATACCGGTGTAACCATTGAGGGGCTTCCAATAACTAACGTTCTAATCGTTGGTGATGACATAACAAACTCTATTAGCAATCTTCCTGTCCCGGCTGAATACATTAGGTTTTACACCTATACCGGTGGTGCGTATACTGCTGTGTCACCAACCACCAGTGGAAGAACAGCAACATTCTCTGCTGCTATACCAACTGGTACATCCGTTTATGGCTATTGGAACAATAATCCTATAGTGTGTGCTTCGGTTGGTGATGTACTTGAAGACCCATATGAATTTTATCGCATTACAGCAATTACTAGCATCACCTCAATGTCTCTTGACCACAATCAAACTTCAGGAGAAACTGTAGCTCAGGCAGACATTGTACACAAACCAACCGTTAGGCTCGAATCTGGGGAGGGCGGTGAAGTCCCGTTTGGGGCAAATAAATTATTGGACGGTGGCCGATTCAGGGTCGAGATTTATCCGGTGGAAGGGCAAGACGCACCGACAACTATTAAACTGACTGGGATATCCTTCGGGTTTATCCCACAGGGAAGAAAAATACTCAAACCGAGTGGAGGATAATGTGGAACAGAGAAATGTCGAAATGGACCCAGGACGGTTTGCTAGCATTGGAACCCCCAAAAGTATGAATGCCGCAACCCCTGATCCTGGTGGGTTCCAGATTCCAGACAATCAACAGTTTGCTGTGGCTGGCATGGAAGCCGCTGCTGGCAATGCCGCTCAAGTACAGCAACTGCAAACGGCAATTGAGGATGCTGCTCGAAGACTTCAGTGGTTGAGTGCTAATGGCGCTCATCCCAATCAACTCTTCGAGGCGCAGAATCAGCTTCAGGATCTACAAGGTAGACTAATGCAAATGCAAAACTCTGCTACTACTTCGTGGGCAGAAAGAGCATCGCGCCTTGAAGGAAGTCAGGGTGCTGGATCAATGGGGATCAATGGTGGTGGTGGAAAGCCAAGCCCCACCAGACAAAGAGCGCAGCAGGTTTCTCAAAACGAACTTGCTCGCATAATGAATATGTTTGGCGAGGGTGGTAGCGCTGGTCCCCTTAGTGCTGCCAACCGAGAAATTTCAGGTGGGTTCTAATGTCTAACTACTTCGATGATATGCTTGCCTCTATTCTAGAGCTTAAGCGTTTCCCGGAGGGTAGAGAAAAACAAGTCTGGAATAAAGAATCCGGCGAATATGATACTGTCCCCATTGCAGAAGATTATCAGGACCGGAAAGATATAGCGGAGTCAAGAATGGAAGCTTCTCAAAGAGAAGGGGACATGCTCCGATATCAACTTGGCAGCAAGCGTGGACGTCGCAAGGGAGAGGAAGAGGGTATCTTTTCTCTTGCCTGGTATCCAGGGATTGACTACCAAATTAAGTCTGCTGGTAAAGGGCTTGGGAACTCAACAATGGCGCAAGCCATGCACCGCATGACATCGGAAGAAAAAGAAGCTTTCAAAAAAAAGCTTAGAGAATGGGCAAATAGACAAGGATCTATGATGGATACAGTCGAGGGTCGCAGAGGTGGTCAACTTGGTGGGAGGTTCTAATGCCCCAATTTACATCTAATAGTTTTTTGAATCCTACCATGAATACCTTTACTCGTGGTAGTGAAACGTCTAACTGGAACGCAAACCAGATGCCAGAAAATGCGCAATGGAATCAGTTCTTTAATCCTAACAGGGCTGGATCTACTGGGTATTTTAATCCGTATACAAGCGAGATGGTTTATAATCCAGTTGATCCTGGTGTTGGCATTAAGCATGGTAACATCAAGGGGGCTGCCGGTTCTAACATGCTGTCTTGGACTGACCCTAAAACTGGACAGAAAATTGTTAATCCAGGCGCTTTGATGAATATGTTCGGGGGCCTTGGTGGTGCTACCGGCAACAACTATACACCGTCAGAATTTGAAGGGCCAACCATTACCACTCCTGGTGGTTGGGGAGGCTATGACTTTAATATGCAAACGGTTGATCCTGCTGCTGCCATTGAAGCCAACAAATACAAGATGCAAGAAACTCTTGACGAGGGCTTTGCGCAGGCTGGAAACCGACTTGGCAAAAGCGGTTGGTCAATGAGCACCGGGTACACTGGCGACCTTGGAGACACAAGTCGTAAGGCCGCTCAGGATATGAACGAGATCATTGCTCGTTATACCTATGATGCATCTAAATTCAACCGCGAACAGGAACTTGCTCAGCAGTTGGCTGAACAGCAGGCATCACTTGCTTCTTGGCAGGCTGAAGGCGGGTGGGATCTCACTGGGCAGATGGGTAATGCTGCTAATGCACTTGCTGCATGGCAGGCGCTTGAGAGGAACAGGCTGGCTGACGCAAACTTTGATGCTACCATGAGTCAAGATCAACAGAATATGATCATGTCTATGATTGGGGGGCTGATCTAATGCCAGGAAAAGAAAACCTTGTTAAGTATCTATTCCCCTGGCTTAAGCCAGAAGATCATCCATCTGTAGACCCAACTGAAGAGCTAATTGTCAAGGCTCTTGTTGAAGCTTCTGGGAATGAAGAACAATCACTTTCAGCATGGTTGAGGGATAAGATTGGCAAATCTGCCAGGCAGACCTTTGATCGCCTGAAACCATACGATAACGAAAAAGCAGTAACCATTTTTCCTGGGCTTGGTGAAGGCGGAAAAGAGCCGGTATGGGAGTCTGGCGGTGCTGCTGCCAGGGCTACTGCCCAACCCAAGCGAGACTTTGCGGATAAGATCGTTGATGCACTCACGTCCCAAGATGAGACCGATACTGATACTGTAGAGCAGGAAAGCGGGTGGAGTGACTGGGTTGAGCCCGAGGCTCCAGAAGCGCAGATTATTCAATCCATTCTTGATGCAAACCAGGGTGACTTCAGCGCTGGATTCGGTGAGGACTGGGAGGGTGGCACTGGTGGTTCGTTCTCTCAGATGGAAGAGACTGATGAGATCATTGCTCGTAGAGAGGAGATGCTTGATTGGCTTGCGATGCAGCCTGGTCGTGATGCGGCGTCTATTCTCAGTGATCCTGCAATGGCTAGGCACTATGCTAATCCAGCCGCTGTTGCACAGGTTCTTACAAAGCAAGCTGAAAGCAATATGATAGAGCGCCATCGTGATAACGCTATCAAAATGATGGAAGCTGCTGTTGGGCAGAACGGTAAGATGACCCCTACTTCTGCTGCTATGATTGCACAATCTACTGGTGTTGAAGTTCCAAAAGGGATGATTGGATTTGATTGGCCCGACGTTGAGGATCATATTGCGCAGACTTCAAATGAACTACAAAACGATATAATGAGAACGTTTATTGTTCCTAATATACTTAATCCAGGAGCCAAGGGGATTCCAAAGGACGTACAACTTGCGAGGCGCAAAGGACTCAGGAAAGCCAATGAGGTTATAGAGAAGTACCGATCCATTGCAGCTACTCGTGGGATGGACCCGACCGATATCATTACAAGAATGAACAGTGAACTAGCAGCCATTTCCGCTGAATCAAACCTTGAACTTAGTATTATGAATCCTCAAGAACCTGCATGGCCTGGGCTTAACCCAATGGTCAACAAGGCTGCTGATAGAGACGAACTAGTGTTTGAAAAAATTGGAAGCTAATGCCTATTAAAGTTACTAACCGTCGTACTGGTAAAGAGTATTTCTTCCCTGACTATATGTCAGAGGAGGAGATTAGACAACGGATGGTATCTGCTAGTGACGAAGAATTGGTGACAACCGATCTGCTTTCTGCCGCTCAGCGTGGGTTTGCCAAGCACATCCCTGATATTGTGGACCTTGGTGCCGGCGCTGTCGGTCTAGCAAATGATGCCATCGACCTTGTCACCGGTGAGGTAAAAGAAACTCCAATTGAAGATGACATCCGTGAGTTTGGCGACAAGCTAAGGGGTAAGCTTGCTGGTGAGTCCATGATGGAGCACTCGGACACGTTTGCTGAAAAGACTGTTGAGGCTGCTGCTGGACTGCCAGGCGTATTGCTCTCATTCTTGCCTACAACCGTTGGTACTGGTGGCCTTGGTACAGTGGGTAAGGCTGCTGTCTCAATGGGCATACACGGCGGTCTGATGAGTTCTGGAGAGGGTTTAACCCAGACAGCTATGGGCGCTGCTCGTGGTGCTGCTGAGGGCGCGGCGTTTGGGCAGATGACAAAGTTTGCTGGTGGCATCCCTAGCATCTTTGCTCGGCGTGTTGCTCACGGTGCAGGCTCAGCCGGTCTTGTTACTGGTATTGGCACATTAGCTGGTGCTGACTTTGAGGATGCTGCTGCACAGGGGCTTGCTCTCGGTGCTATGGGCTTTATGAACCCAGGCAAAAGCAATCAAGAGAAGGCATACATGAGGGCGCGCAAGGAAGTACAAGAGCGCGCGCTTAAGCTAATGGACAAGGACAAGGATCTTACCTCAGAGAGCGCCATGCTTAAAGCTGCTGAGATGATGAAGCTTGAACAAAAGGAAGCCAGGACTTCCGAAATTGAAGCTGACCCAACCAAAGCCCTTAAGCTTAAGCCTGAAGATCCATCGCTCCTCACTGAAGATCCAAGCTTTACTCAGGTAAAGGGCAAGGTTCCACCGCTTAGTGATCGCATGGTAGACCAGGAGTTGCAGGCATCTACCCACCGGGTTAGAACTAAGCAGTACAAAGAAGCATTTGATGCTATCTCTGATGAATCATTTGATAGAATCAAACACACCTTTCATCCTGTTGAGATTGATAAGGTCCTCCATGAGATCAACAATATGTCACCGGCACAGAAGCGCGCCATTGCTGAGGCTCATGGCAAAGAATACCTAACCGCTAACGAGTTGGTTAAGGCCCACATTATCCTCAAACAGTATGCACATGAGCAAGCACATTGGTATCGCACAATTCGTGAAGAGTACAACGCTGCTGACATGGCTAACAATAGGCCAAAGGCTAAAGAGCTTGACGCTAAAATGCGTGAGGCTGAGAACGACTTTGTAGACACAATGGCTACATATGTTGGTCTTGGTAAGGAGTGGAGTAAGGTCGGGCAGGCTCGTAAGGTTGTCTATGGTGACGCACCGGTAGGCGAGAAGGCATTACAGAAGGTGCTGTCAGGGAAGGATGTTAACCCCGTTCCGCGTGAGATTATCCAGAAGATCATGCAAAACCCCGAAGATTATAGGGCTGCACATCAGGCTATTCGTGCTGCTAGTAACCCTAGCACTCAGGCGTATGTATATGAGGCATGGATCAATGGCCTACTCTCTGGTCCCCCAACTCACTTTGTTAATGCTGCTTCAAACCTTGCAGTTCAGATTGCTGACACCCTCGTAGAACGTCCGGCCAGAATCGGGTTCGATACCGCTCGTCATCTTGCAGGGGGTAAGAAGGTTGCTCGTGAACGCTACGCTGCGGAGATGGTTGGCGACATGGTTGGCTGGTGGCAGGGTGCCAAGATTGGTGTCAAAGATTTTATTGAAGCCATGAGGGATGAGACTTATAAGCAAGAGATTTCTTCCAAGCTTGATAACCCGTACTATATTATTGGTACAGGGCGTGAGTCTAGTACCGCTGCGAGGGTTGGTGGTAAGATTACTCGTATGCCATCTAGAATTCTCCGTGCGTCTGACCTCCTGTTTAAGGCTATTGGCGCTCAGCGTGAGGGTTGGGCAACTGCCTATCGCCTTGGTAGAAAGAAGGGGTTGTCTGGTGACAAGTTAGGTGAGTTTGCTGTTGAGACCATGAAAAACCCTGACAAGGTTATGCTTGAACAGATGCATAAGGGTGGCACAATGGTTCCTAAGAAGCTCTCTGATACAATGAGAGAGTACGGCGAGCTAATGACCTTCACCAACAAGCCCAATGATATTACCAAGTGGGTGATGCAGTCTCGTGAAAAGTGGTCGCCTGTTAAGTGGGTCATCCCGTTTGTTAGAACCCCTGCTAACATTATCAGGTATGCCTCAAAGAGAACTCCGCTCGGCCTTAACAACGCAATGAAAAAGTATTCTCAGTACAGGCGCGGTGAGATTGACGCTGGTGTTCTAGCTGATGAGGCTGCTGGTACTTTGGTTGGTACTGTTCTTACCGGCATGATCCTTGCTGCTGCTGAGGGTGACATCATTACTGGTGGTGGCCCGACTGACTGGGTAGAACAACAGAATAAGAGGCAGACAGGATGGCAACCCTACTCAATTAAGATGCCTAACGGTGAGTATTACTCATACTCTCGCATTGAACCAATGTCAACCATTCTTGGCATGGCCGCTGATGCCAGAGAGTTGAGAGAGGTTGAAAGCGACGAATGGGCTAACAAGATGATTGCTGCGGTGAAAGAGAACCTCACCAACAAAACGTTCCTGACTGGGATCGAGGCCCTGTTCTCCGCTGTCAACAACCCGGATATGTTTGCTGCGGCATACATGAAGACCATGATGGGGTCTATGGTTCCCAATGTTGTTAACCAGGTTACCAATGTAATTGATCCCTATTCCCGTGAGACTCAGGCCATGGAACTGCTGCATGGTATCCCAGAGGCTGCGGCAAAGAGAATGCCACTCCTCTCGGAACAATTACCGCAACGGTATGCTGCAACAGGAGCCCCCATAGAGAAGCCAGATCGCTTTCTAAGCGGCGTTATCGGTGACATAGCCAGGGGTATTAGCCCTATTGCTAAAAGCAAACCAAAGGGCGCTGAGGCCGCTCTAGAGTATGAATTCGATGAACTCAGTGACTTCGAGGGTGTACCGCCATCAATGCCTAAGCGAACCATCAGGCTTGACTGGGGATTTGGCAGGAGAGAGAACGTTAAGTTAACTGACGAAGAGTATCAGGTGTATGTTGCCTTTAGACAACAGGCTACTAATGTGGCTAGACAGCTAGTCGCATCACAGGGATGGCGGGATAGGCCAGACTGGATGCGAGCACAGATACTTAGCTCACTGTACAGAAAGTACAACTCAGCCGCCAGACAAAGGGTTAACTACAGCGTTAGACAACGTAAGTTTGCAGAAATGTAGTTGCTTCCCTGTCTCAATATCGTATAGAATAGATACTGAAAGGGGGAGCTATGAGTAACATTCTCGTTCCAGAGAAGATCATTATACATTGCTCGGCCACTACAGATACAGACGATAGAAACTGGGATGCCATCCGTAGGTATCATAAAGAAACCCTTGGCTGGAATGACATCGGATATCATTTCGGCATTGAAAAGGTTGGCGAATCATACCGGGTTCTTTATGGCAGGCGTCCTTATATCAAGGGCGCTCACTGTCGAGCCAATGGTAGGAATCACGACTCACTTGGTGTTTGTTTTGTAGGCAACTTTGATGAAGAGCCACCCAATGAACATCAATGGGATCTTGGTGTTCGACTTGTTGGTTCCCTCTGTATTGCACACCAGATTAGTCCTACTTATATTTATCCACATAATAAATTTGAAGAGTATAAAACCTGTCCTGGAAAGAAGTTTGATATGTCTTCATTCGTATGTTACGTTGCTAGGCATATGTCGCGTTCATATTAAGGAGCCCTAATGGATTGGATGACAGATGAAATTATCAATAAAGCTAAAAGTGTTTTGGATACGAACCCAGTTAATCTCCGTAAAGCGATTGCTGGAAGCCTTGGCATCACTGAATATAAGGCTAGAGAAATTATCAGAAAGATTGAAGATAAGACTCCTGATATCTCTTGTCCGACTTTCGGAGTATTCGACCTCGAAACGACAGCGCTAGAGGCACACTTCGGTAGACTGTTGTGCTGTAGCGTACTGAGCGTCCCCTCAATGGAGGTAAAAACATTTAGGTGGGATGACTACAGTAATAGGATCTCTGACGATAGAGCGCTTGCTGTTGCTATTAGAGACCACCTTGAAGCACACAACATTACCGTTGGTTGGTACACCAAGGGGTTTGATATTGGATTCCTACGCGGTAGGTTAGCGTACTGGGGTGAGAGACTGCTTAAGTCTCAGCTTCACTTCGATCCTATGTGGGGATACCGTGGATGGCGAGGAGTTAAGATTGGTTCGTCGAGCATGAAGAACGTTGCCGAGTTCCTGCACCTTGATGAACAGAAGTACAACGTACCTAAAGAGGTTTGGGTTAACGCCGGCACTGGAGACATTGAAGCACTTGAAACTATTATCGAGCGGTGTGAGTCTGACGTTAGGGTTACTTGGGAGATTGCACAGCATTGTCTTGATAACAATCTGCTGAAGAACCCCTTCCAGATGTATCCGTAAGGGCGGGAGGAACATTGATTATGACTAGAGAAATTGCCTGGGATATTGGAGTGGAACTGCAAGAGGTTACAGGCGTATGGTATGTCACCTTGAATGGTGTCAAACTTGGCGAGCCATTTGGCAGGAAAGAAGATTGCATCAAGACCGCTTCTTGGGTTGCCAACGGTGCCGGATCATTTGCTGATGCAATCAATACGGAGATGGAGAAAGAATAATGTGGCTTGGTCCATCAAAGAAATGCTCTTACTGTGGTAAGAAGTTTGTCCAGACCACTGATGGTAGGGGTAGAGCTACTTGTGACTGTGGTGGGAGATGTCTTTGTTGGGGTAAGATTACATGGCATGAACCCGGAGACTGGGAGAAAGACCCCTTAGTCTCCGGGTGGTTCTGTGATAAGTGTGGACCCTTTGTTCTTCACAAAGAGTTAAAGGATGGGTAGATCCTGGGCGGGGATGCAGTACGTACAACTCTCATCATCCTCGTCATCGCCTGCAACCTTATAAGGAATCCCATTGGTATCGAAGTCGTCATCAGTATCCTCATCGAACTGCCAACCAAGACGATCCTTCAGTTCATCCTCAAAGATTGCATGAGCGCCATACAAGGATACTCCAGATGACAGTGCTTCAGTATACGCAAACCTGGCTGCTTCAATTGCTTTCTCAACTTCCTCCTCAGTAACCACAACGACCTTATTCATTTTTGACATTAACACCCTCCTCCCAATCATAAATTATATCTGCAAGTTTTTCGTTCTCTTCTTCTAGCTCAGCAATTCTCTCCTGCATTCCTATTACTTGATTATCCCAACGATACAGGTTATCGTGGATAGTCCACATTAGATTCTCTTCTTTCTTCTTATGCTCTTTCATGAGTTCATAAATTGCATCTATTGCGGCATGTATAAATGGAATCGCATCATGACCAGATTCAGTTTTAGCTAATGCGGAACGAAGAATTACGATTGGATGATTCATTACTCCTCCCACCTGATACCACGATCTTCCATCTCCTCGTCGATACATTTAAGCACCCAGTCGAGGGTGTTGTATGCAACTTCACCGTTATGGTCATCGCACCCATACTCCATCTCGTTGGGGATGACGTTATGCACAAGCTCCCACAGCACCGAGTGCATCGCCTCGGCCCGGAGACACAGGCGGAGCCTCCGCATCGAATCGGGATCATTCGCATAGAAGTGGATCGTTACGAAGGGCGGCTCCGGGGCGATGGCTTCGATGTCTACTTGGCGCAGATTTTCCAACCGCAAGTGGGTACTTTCGTCCAGATTATCCACTGTACTCCGTTTCTCGTCGATTGTCTGCGAGACAATCTGCTCCGAATCCTCGGTTGGTTGGTCGTAATGACCGAGGTGATCGTGTTCCCTCGGGTTCGACAACAGATCGTTGTCATTTGACGTGGTTTTGTTGTCGCTCATCGTCGTTACCATCTTTTC